CAGACGCGGACCTCGCAGACGCGTACCTCGCAGGCGCGAACCTCGCAGACGCGAACCTCGCAGGCGCGAACCTCGCAGACGCGGACCTCGCAGACGCGTACCTCGCACGCGCGGACCTCGCAGGCGCGTACCTCGCAGGCGCGAACCTCGCAGGCGCGAACCTCGCAGACGCGGACCTCGCAGACGCGTACCTCGCAGACGCGAACCTCGCACGCGCGAACCTCGCAGACGCGTACCTCGCAGACGCGTACCTCGCAGGCGCGAGAAACAGGCCCGCGTCGCTGGCCGACCACAAAGATCCCGAGACGCCATATGTGCGATCGGGGCGAGCGACGACTCCCGAGGCGCGACGGGCAGAACGCCTGGCCTCAGCGCAGCGGTATCGCGAGCATCATCCCAAGGTGCCCGTTGTGGAGCGACTGGACGCGAAGATCCTCGACGCCGTATCTCTGCCTGGCAACGCGCTCAACATGGGCGACTGGCACACGTGCGAGACGACACACTGCCGAGGTGGCTGGGCGGTGCATCTGGCGGGTGAGGCCGGGTACGCGCTGGAGGCCGAGTTGGGCTCCGCTGAGTCGGCAGCGCGAGCCATCTACCGCGCGAGCACCGGACGTGCGCCGCACTTCTACGCGACCAACGAGCGGGCACTGGAGGACATCAGGCGGTGTGCGGCAGAGCACTGACACCCATGCGCCCGAGCAAGTAGGAGGCAACCGAGATGAGCGATCGAATGCTGAAGGTCAAGGCGTGCGAGCACACGAGCCGCACTCTGGTGTTCTCGTCGGGCGAGGACGCCCCCGGTAAGTCGCTGGACACCTGCGAGCAGTGCAACACGTGTGGGGCGGTGATCCACGACTACCGCCACGGGGGCGGACTGCGCTCCCCGAACTACCCGATCGTGCGCGAGTCGCCGCTACTCAAGCCGTTCCTCGCGGTGTGCCAACAACTCATCGAGGCTGAGCGCGCCCTGGCCGGTCGAGGAATGTCGCTCACGCCGGACCTCGACATGATCCGACTCGCGAAGGAGAACGAGCGGCTTCGTCTGGACCTGGACGTGGCCGAGTCACGCAAGTCCGACGTCATCCGTCGGCTCGTCGAGGACGGCGACCGGATGCGATTGGTCCTGCACGATCTGGCGTTCGCGGCGCCGCACGTACTCGACGAGCACCGCGACCAGCGGGGGTGGCTGGGGCCGGCTGCGTGGGGCAAGTACGTCGCGCGCGTGCAGAAGATGGCGGGCGGCGCCATCCGGCGCCCACCAACGGACCTGGTCGCGAGCGAGGCACCTCCGCTGCGCCCGATCCGCGACGAGGAACCGGAGACCTGACGAGATGCGGACCTTCATCAGATCTCCAGCGCGGAAACCCCGTCCTTTAGGGCGGGGAGGAAGCGCTGTCTCCGCGCTGCGCCTCCACGTAGCGTTTGACAATCTCCAGCGGCGCGCCGCCGCACGACATGGCGCAGTAGCTCGGGCTCCAGAAGTGCGGACCCCACAACTTGCGCTCCACCTCCGGGCAGATCCGCGGTCGGTGCGCACGCAGCATCGCGACACTGACGAACCACTGGTCGCCGTCGCGCTTGAGGGAGCAGGTCTTCGGCTTCCCTTCGAGCGGACGGTGCATCACCGTGCGGAGCGTGCCGAGCTTCGGGAAGCGGAACACGCAATCCAACCCGTTTCCTGTTTCGCAGGGTGCCCAACTTCGGCGAGCCCTCCACAGGCAGTCGATGAACGACTTGCTCGCGGCCGCGGACGTGAAGATCCGCGAGCTCGAGAGCCAGAAGAAGAGCCTCGAAGCCGAGAACATCACCCTGAGGAACCGTCCATGACCACCACGCCCGAGCACACCATCAAGGCCCTCTGCGAACGCTCCCACGCCATCTCCCTCGAGAAGGGCTGGGTCAGCGCGGAAGGTGACCCGCGCTCCTTCGCGTCCATCGCCTCGCTCAATCACAGCGAGCTGTCCGAGGCCTTCGAGGAGTACCGCAACAACAAGCCGCTGAACGAGATCTGGTACGAGATCGAGACGGTAGGCGAGGGCGGCATCTGGTGCAAGACGTACGCCTCGCAGCTCAAGGAAGATGCCGACCTCTCGAGGTGCAAGCCCTGCGGCATCCCCATCGAGCTCGCCGACTTCGTCATCCGCGTGGCCCAGCACGTGGGTACCTCCGGCAAGTCGGCCGCGCTCGAAGAGCTCTTCAACGAGCGCATCGGCGATGAGCACTACGCCGACTTCGACACCCTCATCGCCGAGGCCCACCTGGCGGTCGCGCTGGCCTACTCGTCGAAGACGATGGGGGAGGGGGACACGGCGTACCTCGCGCACCTCACCGACGCCCTCAGGGAGGTCTTCGCATTCTGCAAGGGCAAGGGCATCGACCTGTGGGCCGCCATCGACCAGAAGGAGGCCTACAACCGCACGCGTCCCACGAGGCATGGAGGCAAGAAGGTCTGATGAAGAGCGCATCCACGGCGACATCTTCATCGACGATAAGTACGAGCACGTTCGCAGTTGGTTCGACTACTGGCTCAGCCAGAACAACGACTACGTCATCCCGGTGCTCTGGCAAACCGACCGCACGATCAACACCGAGGTGGTGGATGGCGTAACCGTGGCCACCAACTGGAACCAGGTGGTCCAGCTGGTACACAACCAGTCGTTGCACAGCGTGTGGCTACCAAGATCACGCTGACCTCAATGCTGCGAAGATTCTTTTTGCGCGTGCGAATCGCCCGGGACTGCCTGTGGAGGGCTCGCCGAAGTTGGGCACCCTGCGAAACAGGAAACGGGTTGGATTGCGTGTTCCACGTCGTCCTCTCGAAAGCTCCGCCCTTTAGGGCGGGGTTGATTACGCGACGTCTGCGGCTCGCCGCACTCATCTGGTGGGGAGGGCGACCTCACCGCGTACCGCGACCCCAAGGTGTTCGCCGGGCACTCGCTGCGGGCTGGGTTCATCACGAGCGCGGCGAAGCGGGGCGCCTCGCTGCCGAAGATCATGCGGCAGTCGCGGCACAAGAGCGAGCGGATGGCGATGACGTACATCCGGCCAGCGACGCTGTTCGACGACAACGCGGCCGATGGGATGGGCGACGATGAGGACGAAGATGGCTGAGCGACCCTACTGCAAGAAGCACGACCGCTACCTCGTGAACGGCTCGTGCTCGTTCTGCCGGCTCGATTACGCGATTGAGGCTCACGAAACAGCCCGAGCGACAGGGCTACTCGACGATGACGGCGTGTGGGTGGACACGGGTGCCCCGGCGTCCCCCAAGGTGGTCGCCAAGAAGTCGAAACCGCTGCGCCCGAAACCGTAGGAGACAACCGTCATGGCGGAACACGAATGCAGCGGCAACACCTGTCCGGCTGAGCACAAAAGACTACGGCCCGCCCCTCGCGAGGACCTGCTCCGCGACGCGAGATCGGAAGCGCGCCTCCTTGAGGCCCCCGCGGTTGGTGCACGAGCCGGCGGCGAGCCATGCCAGCCTGTCCTCGGGCGGGCTCGATGCGCAGACACGCAGGGCGTCGGCGCGCAGCTTCATCCACGCGACGGCCGCCTGCTTGGGATCGCAGGCGACCGACTTCGGGACCGAGAGCGCCGAGAGCTGGAAGACCCCCCACGACCGGAACTCGCCGGTGACGGGGTCCGGGTCCCCGCCGAGGCACACGCCATTCGCATCCGTCTTCGAGTTACTCGACTCGTAGGCCGCGAACACCACGGCGTCGCTCGCTGCCTTGTCGGACGACGACGCGGCCGCGATGGCGTCCGCGATCTCCGGCGCGTCGCGCATCGTCTCGTAGCGCCCTGGGCGGGACTGGTGGGCCTTCTCGGGGACCTTGGCCATCATCGAGAGCACGCGAACGCGCTCGGGGGCCCCGGCATGTAGATGCGCGCCGAAGAGCGTGAGGACGGCCAAGAGGCAGGCTGCGATGGTCGTTTTCATGGGCCGGACCTTGCCACGGCACCCATGGATGGCCCAACGAAAAAGAGGGCCCCCCACGCTCGCGCGCAGGAGGCCCTCTGGAGCGTCGATCTGCCGGGGTGCGGTCAGGTCGTGGGCGTGGCGGTCGTCGCCGGCGTGGGAGACGGGGCGGGAGTGGGGGCCGGCGACGGGGTGGCGGCGGGCGTGTTCGCCGTGATGGCGGCCGCCAGGTCGGTCGCGCTCTTCGCGAGCTCGGCCTGCAGGTTGGGCAGCGCGGCGGTGTCGCCGGCGGCGTTGGCCGCGATCGCTGCCTGGAGCTGGGTGGCGAGCCCGTTGATGAGGATGACCGCGGACTCCTCCACGGAGGTGTTCTGCGCGACCTGGGCCTGGAGAGCGGTGAGCTGGGTGGACATGGACGTGACTCCTTCGAGGGTGAGGCCCTGACGCTCGAGGAGAAGACGGAGCATCCCTTCGATGCGATCGAGCTGGTGCACGAGGGGCACCCTACCGCATCCGCCGCGTCATGGCACGAGTGACGTCGTCACCTGGATTGTCACGCCGATGCCCATGTCGCCCAGGTCCGCCGCGGGACGCACGCCGATGTGGAGGCGGTCTGGATCGCTGTCGCGAACGCCTGGCACCGTCACCACACGGCCGCCGCTCCACCAACGCGGGAGCGGCGGGTCGAACGGCTAGGCGATGGGCAGCTGCCAGAGCAGGTGGACGACGAGCGCGTGGAGCACCGCGCGCAGCATCATTCGATGATTGGAGCAGGCGATGGATCTGTCGGTGGCGGTGGCGGGTCCGTGTTCATCACCGCGCTGGCGGGAATGGGCACGCTGGAAGCGGGCCTCAGATGCCAGAATAACTTCCCGAGCGCGTTGAGCCGCTCCGAGGACGGCTCCGTGCCGAGCGCCGTCGCCTGACCTGCAAGCGAGCCGTCGGTCTCCTCGACGAGCGCCACCCGAAAGCCCTTGGCGACCAGGCGGCCGTGATAGGCGCGCAGCTCGGCCTCGTCGGCGACGTGTAGCAGACGCAGGATGGTGCGCTTCGAGATCGGCGCCACGAGGATGCTCTCGCCCGCGGCGTGACCAACGTGAACCATCTGCGCCTCGTGGGTCATGTCGCGCCGCACGAGCACGTACTGGACCGGGTCCTGAGCGCCTCTCATGCGGCCACCGAACCGGAAGGATCGACGTGTGGATCCGGCGGATTCGATTCGGGCGACGGCGCGATCTCGGCCACGAGTGCCATGCCGAACAGTTGGCGCCCGCGCGCGTCGTGTCCGTAGCAGCGATCGGGATCGACGATGATCCCGGCCACCTTGGTCTGGGCCTGCTGCTTGGCCACGAAGCCGACGCCATCGGGGGCCACGCGCGGCCCGTAGTCGCTCCAGAGGACGTCGACGGTCCCTTCGCTCACGAGCTGCGAAAGCTGCGCGAGGAGCAAGCCGTCGCTGTAGCCGACGTACAAGCAGAGTTTGAAGCCGGCGGCGATCACGGGCGCTGCGCAGTCGCGCACGTAGCTCAGCACCGGGGCGCCCGTGTCGCCGAGCCCCTCCAGGTCGAGCGCGAGATGGGCACCCTTCGGGTACTCGAGGCGCGTCGCGTCGGAGACCATCCTTGCGCCGTGCTTCGCCCCGAGCGCCCCCGTGGCCTGCCAACCAGGCCGCAGGACGTGGAAGACCAGCAGCAGAATCCAGCCCACACCGAGCTCGGCATCGCGCTCCGCAATGCTCATGTCCTCGCCGTACCGCCACAGAAACACGAGAGGCTTGCCCTCGATGGCCTGACCGTGCAGTTGGCTCGACGTCGCTGGGTTGAACACGAAGATGGTGTCGGCGCCCATGCTGTCGGGCACCGGGGTCGCTGCGAAAGACATGGTGGCTCTCCTGGGTCGTCTTCGATGAAATCCTTCGAGGCTGTAGCCGCCCGCGAGCATGTGAGCCATGGCCGCTTCCAACCACTCCACGCGTTCGCGGAGCTCGTAGTTCTCAAGCTCGATGTCTTCGGCCGACCGTTCCATGGTCCCCGATCAACGTCGTCGGCCCTGGCCCAGCGCGTGGTGCCTGGCGTACTGCTCTCGGCTCACGTACCCCGTGGGGTTGCCTTCGACCATGCACTCACGGCACTGCTCCGAGATCGCCTTCGCGACGGTGCCGTCCTCGTTGCGCTCTAGGATGGTGAGCACCGCCTTCTCGCCGAGGCAGACGTAGCAGCGGATGCGCGCGCCCGGTAGCGCCGGCTTCGTCGGGGGCTCCTCGGGCACCTCCGTGTAGAGCGGCGTCGGCCTCCGATGGATGTCGTCCTCGCCGCTCATGTCGACCTCCTACGGTGAGTCCGGGCTCCCCTTCCTCCATCCAGACCCCCGCGGCCGCCGCCAGCACGACGGCGACCAGGCGGCCAGGATGAGGCGCAACGCGCCCGCAACTACGGGGCGCAGACGAAGCCCATGCGCTGGGCGTCGGCCACGGTCTTCACCGTCGACGACGTGACGTCGGCGCAACTGAAGACCTTGCCCGTGGTCGGGTTGCGATGGTCGTGGTCGACGCTGTAGCCCATCAGGAAGGTCGGGCAGTCCGACTCGCCCCCGATGGAGCATGTCGCCGCCTTGAGCGCTTCGCATGCCGTCTTGCACTGCTGCGTCGTGGGCAGCGACCCGTCAGAGACGCTGCTCGCGCTGGGCGTCTGGCACGCCATCAGCGCGATCACGGTAATGGCAATGGCCGCTCTCACGTCGTCCCCGTGATCGCCAGCACGCACGCGTCCTGGATCGAGCTGTCCAGGGCGGTGACGTCGCACTGCCAGAGCCCTCCTCGGATGCCAGGCACGTCGGACGTCCCGAAGCCGTCCTCGCCCCAGCTGTTGCCGTTCCAGAAGGACAGCTTGTTGTCGAGGCCGGGCGCGCCCTGCAGCCACGAGGTGAGCTCGGCCTGGGTCCCGGACCACTCGTAGTCCAGCAGGTAATTCGCATGGTCGACGTCGCCGGTCAGGTCGACGGCGCGCAGGATGCCGCCGCGGTACGCCTGGAAGGTCGCCCCCGATGCGGGGATGGCCATGCTCACGGGGCGGCCCACGGCGAGCGCGGACATGATGTCGATGCGGCGCTGCAGCCCGCTCGACTGGACGAAGAAGGCTCCGTCGACCCTGATGGGCGACTCGGCCTTGAACTTCTCGGGCGCGGGCTCGATGAGCTCCGCATCGGTCGTGCCAGGCACGTACATGGTGGCCGAGCTGGCGGGGTACTGGCCCCACACGCTCGCGCCACACCCGCCCCAGCGACCGAGCGCCGAGAGCACCGACGACGGCATCGAGCCGACGTCGAAGAGTGGCACGAGAGTGCCGTCCGGCGCCGGCGGGGGGCGGTCGATCGTGTACATGCCGTATGCGATGCCCACGGGCGACAGTAGCTCGGGCAGCGGCTTGCCGAGGACCGCGTAGTACAGCGTGATCGCGGCCGCGTGGGCATGCGCCTCACACGTCTCGGTGTCGTTCTGGTTGAGGATGCCCGGGCCGCCGAGCGACGGCAGCAGCTTTTGCCGGTTGCTCGTCTTCAGGGGCAGCGACTGCGCCGCGGCGCGCATGGCGCCGATGCCGTGGTGCAGGTGCAGCCCCATGCGCGCGGCGACGACCGCGGGAGCATCGGCGATGTGTCCGGTGTGGAAGGTCACTTCGCGCTCCCGTGCGCCACGCTCGCATGCACCGCGCGCGGCTCCGACTGGTCGAGCGCGTTGACGACGTTGAGGAGACTGCCTCCGCAGGCTGCCACGCCGTCCTCGAGCACGGTCAGGATGGGCGTTCCCGCAGGCTCCTTCGCGTACGTCGTGGCGACGCAGGCCACGAAGGCCGCGTCCACGGGCACGCTGTTGATGGCGGTCTGCCCCTGCTGGGCAGTGCAGCCGGTCTGGGTCGCGACGGTGCCGCCGAGCAGGCCACCGAGGCCGAGCAGCACGAGCGCGGTCATGCTCGCCTTCACGGCGACGGCCTTGGCGATCTTGCCGGCCGTGGTCGCGTTGGTGTTCCCTCCGCTCAGATCGTCGATGAGGAAGACGGCCGCCTGCGCCCACTTCGGTGCCGCGCCATGGTTGACGATCGCCGTCAGGATGCCATCGAAGAAACCGCTGCCGCCGGCCAGCACGATGCACGAGAGGATGGCCGAGCCGATGGGTGTGCCGTTCTGCAGAGCGGAGACCACGCCGTACACCAGGCCGAGGAAGGCGGACACCGACGGCAGCCACTGCGCGGGCAACTTGATTGGGAAACGACTGTCGGGCCCGCAGAGCTTGCGTGCGTACAGCAGGGCGAAGCCGAACAGGGGCAGCCATCCGTGGGAGCTCACGAGGGCGACGATGTCCTGCAGAGGCGAGATCGCGACCGGGGTGGTGGTCCCCTGGGCGAAGGCGGTGGTGGTGGCGCAAAGGCTGGCGAACGTCGCCACGACGAGGAACACGGAAGTGAGACTACGACGAGGTGACATGATGGGTTCTCCTTGATGACGCTTCGCAGGCAATCGTGGCTGTCGCAGCAGCCGAGGTCAACTGGGTCAGGCCAGCGCCTTGAAGAACTGGAACGCCGATCCCACGCCGGTCGCGTCGCCGGCGATGGTGGCCGCGACGCCGAGGAACGCGAGCATGCTGTCCCATACGGTGGGGCCATCGTCGCGCTGGAAGATCGCCGTCTTCACCAGCAGCGCCTCGGACTGCTGGAGCTCAATACCCTGGCTGAAGAAGTCGTCCCACTCCTCGGGCGACTTCACCGGCGCCTTCTCGGCCATCGTCGAGCAAATCTCGTCGTAGGTCATGGGCGACATCCCGCGTCTGCAGGGTACCCGGCCACGTGCCTGTACAGCATGGCGCTCGCGTTGAGGCACATCGAGCCCTCGATCGATCTCACCGCCCCCCCGGGACAGGGGCCACCGTCGCGCGCGCACACGCTCTCCAGTTGGATGGATGCGTTGCGCTGGGCCTCGGCCGCAGCGGTGTCCGCATCGGTCCACTTGTCCAGCTGCGAGCCGCCGCACGACAGCGCCGCGACAGCGACAGTGACCGCTCCCAGCATGGCGAAGAAATAGCGATCGGCGAGACTCATGGCGACGGGTACCTCCCTGGCTTGTGCGGTGATGCTGGCGCCGCCGTGGCGGGCACCGGAGCGGCGGGGATGGGATCGATGAACGCTGGCGAGGTCGCTGGTGCGGAAGTGGGTGGTGGCTGACGATTGACGCCCTCGAGGAGGCCCTGCTCGTGCGCCTTCGCGACCTCGGCGGACAACTTCCACATGAAGCCGAGGATGCTGATCACGACGGCGACGGCCACGCCCGCGGCCACGCCCCAGAACCATTTTCTGATCCGCCGCAGGGTCCGCCCATCGGCCGCAAGATGCTCGTCGGCGATGACCTCGCGGACCCGATCGCTGTCGCTTTTCTGGTCCGGCACCGGGGGCGGTGGCGGGAAGCCGGGGAGGGTTGTCAGCCGAAGACCCGGATTGGTTTTCTCGATCATGTCGTCGAAGGCCTCGCTGGCGGCGCGCTTCACCCCAGCCTCCATGTCCTCGACGCTCGGAAGCTCGTCGCGCATGCCCTCGACACGCGCCTTCAACTCATCGCGCAACTGCTCCGCGTGCTGCTCGAGCGCGTCGTTCAGAGCGCCCGCCACGCTCTCCTTGACCATGTGCTCAAGTCGCGCAGGGATGGTGTTTATGGCAGGACGGATCTCGTCCAACTCCTTGTAGATCGCCTTGAGGTGCTGGTGGTCCTGGGCGACAACGTTCGCGTAAACGCGCGCGAGTTCCTCCCACGACGCCCGCGGGAGGTTGCGAGGCACGTCTGTCATCATGGGCCGCTGGGGGGGCAACGGGGCGATGAGCGGATCGCGGCCGTTGCCGCGGTGCTCGCGGTTACTCATGGTGTCGTTCTCCTCGGCAGGCGTGTGGAGCGAAAGCTACTGCGATACGTCCGGGCGCCGCTTCGGGGTGTGTCGGCTCGCCCCGATCTCGTTACCGACGTCGCAGCACTCGTTCGGATCCGGGCACCCGACCGTCGGGAACGCTCCGCCGCAGACCTGTCCCTGCGAACAGCAGCCGTCTGGCTTGCCCGTCCCGTCGGGTGTGCCAGGCGCGTAGCACTCGACCTCGACCTCGCTGCACAGGTGGCCGGGCAGCGGCTTGATGGTCGGGTCGACCCGGTTGATCCAGTCGCACGCGGGGGCGAGCGTGATGGCGAGGACGGCGACGAAGGCGACGGCGATGGGCTTCATGGGCAGCAGGCTCCAGGACACGTGCCTGCGGCTCCCCCGCAGAGGGTACCCGCGGCGCAGCATCCGCCGGCGGAGCGATCGGGGTTGGCGCAGGTGTCCTGGCCCGACGCGCAAGCCGGCAGAGGGCTCGGCTGCGTGGGCAGCCACGGCGCGGCTGCGCCCCCCTCGTGGGCGCTCGCGTCGACGTCGAGCGAGTCGCCCATCCGCTGCGCGTGGCGCGCGGCTGTCGGACCCGATGCGCACGCGGCAAGGACCGCGGCGGCGGTGAGGATGGCGATGGTGGTCTTCATGGTAGGACCTCGAGCAGTTTGCCGCCCACGTCGATGTGGGCCCCATGCAGCAGCTCGGGCGAGTAGTCGCCCATGTGAGCCTTGCCGACCCACACGCGCATGTTGCCGTCGGGCAGCGCCTGAAGAACCGCGTGGCGCGCGCCCTTCGTGTCCGCGTTGAGCGGGACCGAGAGGACGACGTTGCCCGGCTTCGCGTTCGCCCAGGCCTTCGGCTGCGAGGTGATGACGATGCTCCCGTCTCCCGCGGTGACGGTGCCGCTGACCGTGATGCCGCCGCCGTCGTCCAGGGTGATGCCGGTGGGCGGCTTCCAGTCCGGCCCGTGTGTGATCTCCGGCACGAGCCCGCAGCGCTGGAAGCACTCGATCCCCTCGGTGATGAGGGCTCCCTTGGTGTCCACGTACCCACCAGCGTCATCGCGAGGCCACGTTGCCCACCGCGCCGCCGAGACGTCTTCGCAAGCCTTCACGCACGGACTGCCCGATGGGTACCGAAACGCCCAGCGCGTGTGGTCGTCGTGGTCGCGGTCGCTCCATCCCGTCTGGCACGACGTCGTCTCGCCGGTCTGCGCGACGGTCCAGTTCGTCGAGGACGGCACGACGTCCCCGACGTAGATGACGCCGCCGCCGTCCGGGTACTGCGCCGTTTGCAGGATCGTCGGGCCACCTCGCTGCACGTCGTACTCGACCCGCTCGGTCGGCACCGGCTGCGACTGCTCCAATGGAGCCGCAGTCGGGCGCGCGCACGCCGCGAGCGCCAGCAGCGCGGCTGCGAGCGGCGCCCTCACCGCGACCCCGGCCAGTAGACGTGGTCGGCGACCTTGCAGCTCTTGGTGCAGGCCTCGTAGTCGTGCAGGTAGGCCGCGTAGTCGCCCGGCGAGACCTCCGACAGCGGCTTGCCGAAGCGCTGGTAGACGGTCTGCCCGACGCTCGCGTAGGCCGCGGTGCAGCCGTAGTCGCACGGCCGCTCGTTGCCATCGACCACCGCGTAGGAGCCTCCATCGATCGTGGGGACGACGGTGCGGCCCGTCGGCAGCATGAGGCGGTAGTCCCCTACGTGGTAGGCCGGGGGCGCCGCCGCTGCGCTGGGGGCGGTGGTCGCGACGGGCGCGGATGCCTCGACAGTGGCCTCGGCCACCCCGGCGTCGACAACGAGCACTGAGGCAGTGGGCGCAGGGGGTGGCAGCGGTGGGACGGGGGGTGGCAGCGTCGCCATGCAAGCGACCATGGCGAACGTGAAGAGCGACAGCGCGAGCAGGAATCGCATCGGAAGTGACCTCCGGGCCGAGGCTAGCACCGCGCATGCGCTGCGTGAACGACCATCAGATCGCGTCCCGCAGCGGCACCGCGTCGTTCGCGGGCGCCGCCTTCACTGGGTCATCGCCGTCCCAACGAGCCGCGCCACGCCCGCCGAATAGCAGACGTGCGGCGTCTGGGTGGACGCCGTCGCCGTGATGGTGGTGCCCCAGTTTTGGCTGTTGGCGATGAGCGTGACGCCGTTGGACAAGCCGGTGACCGCCGTGAAGTCCAGGTCCCAGCACGCTCCGTCGGTCGCCGGGAAGGTGACCGTGGTGCCAGCTCCCGAAAGCGTCCCGGTGAACTTGATGTGGGGCGAGTTGTAGACAGTGTTCGCCAGGACGTTAGAGGCGCCCGAGGTGAGGGCCTGGGAGGTGCTCATCCAAGAGAAAGCATTCGTGCCGCTCACCCCGCCTACAGGTACACGGTGCTGTTCGTTGACGTTCGACAAGGCAACATACGTCGAACCACCAAGACTGAACCCAATGTTTTCGTTGGCTGGTCCATTGAGAGTGAGCGACGTGCTTGAGTACGCGATTGCGTAATTCGTGGAACTTGGAGTAACTCCGTTGAAATAGATAGCGCCCTGCGAAGTGGTCCCCACCTGCGCCCCCATCGCCACGAGAGTGCTGCCTGCACGCTGCACGTTGACGTACGCCTCCGTGCCACCGCTGTTCGGCGCGTTCACCTGGAGGTTGATCGAGCCTGAAGTGAAAGTAGCGTTAGAGGCCGCGCCTGCTCCGGCTGCAAGATTGAGTGAGCCACCAGTGACGTTTGTGGTCGCAGTAGCAAAAGCCGATTGAGCGGAGATAGTCGTGCTGTTCGTCGCCGTGTCCGTGGTCTGGGCCGCCTGATTGAGCGCGGGAGTCAGCGTCTTCGCCCACTGCACCGTCGCCTGCGAGTCGAGGAAGAACGTGTTGCCTGAGAAATGCGCCAGCGCGCTTCCCAACTGCGTGATGTACACGCTGCCGCCCGTGCCGGCGTTGACGTTCGTCTCCGAGGCGCCGTTCGACATGATCGCGTAGTTGCCAGTCCCCGGAGTGATCCCACCCGTGCCAGCTAGGTACAGGGCGCCGTAAGCGGTCACCGAGCCGACGAGAGGTTGGACGTTGCCGAACTGCGAGCCGCCCGACTGGAAGACGATGGACCCGTTCAGGCCCGCCGTAGCCGATCCGCTAGTGCCTCCAGCCCCAGAGCTGAGCACGAGGTTTCCACCCGTGCCGCCGTTGTTGCTCGCACCTGTTGCAGCCTGTCCCGCCTGCGCGCTGAGCGTCATGGTGACGCCGGCAGCACCAGATCCCGCGGATGTAGAAGACAGAGCTGACTGGGTGAACGTCGGATTCGCGATGCTAGAGATCCAGGCCCACGTGCTCGCCGTTAGATTAGCTTCCGCAACGTTAGCCACTGCAAATTGCAGAGTGCTGCCCGGCGCATTGATAATGGTTGTTGAGCCGTTGCAGGCGAGACTGTAGTTCGAGCTAGATGCAGAAAGGTTACTCAGCCAAATAGCTCCGTAGCTGCTTCCGTTTGACTCTTGCCCCATCTGCACATAGTTCGAGCCACCACTCTGAACTTGGACAGCACCTGGAGATCCAGTACTGTTCGGAGCTGGTGTGTTCAGGATGATGTTGCCGGGAGTGTTGGTGCCGGCGTTGAGCGGGGCCTGAGACGCGATGGTGAGGTTGACGCCGTTGCCGGTCGTCGAGGTGGCCTGCGTCAGCGTCGGACTCGTGGTCCCCGCGGTCCACTGGAGCGACGCGGGGGTGATCGTGATGGGGCTCGTCCCCGAGATGCTCACGACCGTCTGGGAGGTGCTCGTGGAGCCCGCGAGATCGCCCGCCCACGTGACGGAGCCGCCCGAACCGCTGCCGCCCACCGGGCCGTAACCGTTGCTCTGCGCGCTCACCGTGCTTGAGGCAAGCATGGCGAAGACGGTCAGGCAGAGCGCGAGCAGAAGTAGTTTGGACTTCGTCATGACTCAGCTCCCCCCGTAGTAGAAGAGCGTGACCGTGTAGTTCGCGATGCCCGACGAGAAGACGATGGTGGACCCCGCGCCCAACTCGTTCGGGCTGCCCTGCAGCACGGGCCTGCCGAGCGTGAAGGACTGGTTGGCCTGCAGCGTGATGGGCGGGTTTATCTGCGCGTCGGTGATGCTCGGTCCCGCCGGGGTGATCGTGATCGTCCCCGTGCCGCCCGAGCCAGCCGACCCGGAAAGCATCGTCACGTAGCTGCCTGCCGGCACCGTGACGGTCGCTGGTGTCGACGTGCCAGCGGTCAGGTAGAAGGTGCCGTTGCCATTCTGGTATCCCGCGTCGTACACGCCGCCGATGCGAACCCATGGCGCGGGGGGCGGGGGAGGCGACGGAGGACGCGATGTCGGCGACGGGCTCAGCCCCGCCTCCTCGACGTACACGTAGACGGGCATCGGCTTGGCGCCGATGTACCAGGAGATGCCGCATGCGGAGAGCGAGAACAGGAAGAGCGCGAGCAGCGACACGGCGAGCCAGGTGCCTCGAGCGGCTTGGAAGCGATTCATGGGGTGGCGTCCTTCGGTCATGATGGAGTTGGTCAGGCGATCTGGACCCATACGTTCGTCGCGACCTGCACGACGGTCGCCTTGGCGTGGGCGGCGGCCAGCACGAGTGTCGCGGCGCCGTTGATGGTGGCTCCGGTGGGCGTGATGGTGAGCGTGTTGGCGCCGGACATGCTTCCGTCGCCGTCGACGAAGGTGATGGGAATGCCGACGGGGAGCCCAGCTGGCAACGTCGCGATGCGCGCGGCGGTCAGCCCCGTCGTCGCGTATGTCGCCCTCGCGCCCGAAGCCGAGAAGTTCTGGTTGGCCACCTCCACCACGACGGGCGACTGGATGACGAAGTTGCCGCCGCCCGCCGCCGCGGTCGCAGCCACGACGGTGGCGCCTTCGGGAGTCAGGAGAGAGGACTGTTGGAGTTGCCACGTCTGCATCCCCGCCTGGACGTAGAAGAGGCTCCCATCGGGGTACGCGCTCGTGGGCGACAGCGCCTCAAGGGCGACAAGGCTCGCAACGCTGCCCGCCAGCGGCCCCGGTGGCCCCTGGACGTACTCGGTGACGACGGTCTCGATGACAGGGTTGGTCATGGCTGCCTCAGCTGCCGCTCACGATGAAGGGTCCCGAAAGGAACTCTTGGATGGTGCCGTTGGCCCAGGTGATGAAGAGCTTCGCGAGGTACACTCCCGTCGCGAGCCCCGCTGTGGTTGCGTTGTCGATGGCGAGCGCGATCGTGCCGGCGCTGCCGCCAAGGACGATCGAGCCTTGCCCGTTGGGCGTCGTCGACACGCTGACCACCGGCGTTCCGGGGACGGTGGGCGACGTCACCTGAAAAGTCGCCGTGGCGCCCGTAAGATTGACGGGTGAGACCGCGCCGACTGCGCCCGTCTCCCACAGCCACGTGCGTGCATAGTCGGCCCCCTGGTCTACGTAGAGGCGACGACGGATGACGGGCATGCTCGCTCTTCCTTCCTATGGCTGCGCGGGCTCGCGCGGCATCGATGACGTGACTGGAGCGAACGCCTACTGGAGCGCGCCGTAGCGCAGCGACCGGAACTCGCGCAGGTGGCCGAGCGCGTTGGTCGTGCCCTGGCACTGCCTGCGCATGGTGCGGTCCTCACTCATGGCTTGTAGTCGACGCGCAGCCTTGCGAACGTCACGACGAGCGACGTGCCGGAGCCGGACCGTTGCGCCCCGATGCCAGCCTTCAATGTCTTGCCGTTTGCGAGTTCCCAGTTGTTGGATGAGCTGCTGGAAGTCCAAACCTGCTGAATAGTAAGGCTGGCGAGAGTGGGCCACCCGCTAGAGTAGCTGCCCCTGTAAGAGAAGAACTGAGGGTAGGACGACAGCTTCGACACTTCCAAAACCATCACGTTATTGGATGAGCTGATGGAAAATAAGTCACTGACGAAGCCAGAGTTGTTGCTGTTGTTGTACTCGAAAAAGGTAGCGACGCCGACTCCAGCAGTTCCGTACCCTCTCTTGTACCCGTAGCCGTAGCTCGTCGCGTTTTCGCCAGTGTCCAGGGACAATACAGCGTTGTCGTAGTTGGCAGAGAAGTTGCCAGCCGAGTTATAGGCCCAAACGCGCACGGAGATCGAAGGGTCGTAGAGCGGCAGAAGCGACGCTAGGTCGACGTAGAGACCTGGATACGTCTTGCCGGTGTTGTAGTCGCTGGTGGATGCCGGCGTGAACGTGATACCGGAGCTGCTCAGCGTGGCGTGCGTGACTTCATTCGCAGAGTTGAACTTAGTAAACGTGTAAGCGCCGATGGTGTAGGTGCCGTCGGAGGTGAACGTCTGCGACCCCTGCGCCGTCAGGTCCAGGTCCATCAGGGTCGTCCACCCGCCGCTAACGCCACCCGAATCAGAACCAGAACTCGAAGGCGGGTATTGCCAACTCCACGTCGAGCCATTGCTGCCGAGAAAGGACCCGTCGGGACCAGGGGACGGGATGAGGGGCGACGCGCCAACCTTCGCCGATGCGTCTGGTCCATCGGCGTGACCAGCAGGGGCGATGTCTCGCCCGAGGCCGACGAGAACGAGCAGCGCCGCCGACAGGAGGGCGACCGCGAGCGCGACGAGGATGCGAGTCTTGGTCATGGGTGTCTTTCAGCAGAGGTACAGGCCGGCGGCGACCGAGTAGGTGAACCGGAAGCGCCCGCGCGCGGTGGTGAGCGTCACCGGCGAGTTGGTGGCCCCCGTGCTGCCCACGTAGTTCGGGTCGACGACGGCGATGCCGTTGCCGCTCACGAGCAGCGGGTTGGACTGCCAGCCCGACTTCCCGAGCGGGTGGCCTCCCGAGGTCGCGAGCGGCACGTCCACGACTTCCCACCAGAGGCCGTTGCCGCCGTTGCTCGCCGCCGCCAGCGAGGCCGCGTTGGGCAGCGTCACGGTGAATCCGCCCGCGCTCGTGTCGACCAGGAAGATCGTGCCGGCCTGGGCGACCGTGAACACCGTGGCGGCGTTCACGTACTGCATCGAGCCGCCACCACCCCCGGAGCTGCCCGCGTCGACGAGGCGAAACATGCGCATCACGCCGCCGGCCCAATTTCGAAGCACGTCCCACTGGTTCGCCTCGGTTGCGCCCAGGCCCTCCATGGCGAGGTTCGGGCTACGAATGGACATCACGAGCGACGTGTCCGTGAGCGCCGGGTTGTACGCCGGGTTGGCTGCGCCGTTGGCCAGCAGACGCGCCGGGTTGTTGTTCACCGTCAGGCGGACGGGGATCTTGCCCCAGTTGTTGGCCCCGGCCGCTGGCGCGTTGAATGCCGGCGGCAGCGTCGTGGGGTTCGCTGGCTGGAAGTAGTAGTTCCCCATCGCGTCGGTCGACCAGCCAGCCGGGCAGGCCATGCCAGGTGGGTAGTCGACCATCTGCCAAAGCGCGGACGTCCACCCGCTGGTGTTCGCGGCCGAGAGTTGGACCGAGCTTCCGAAGGGGACCGTGACCGGTCCGGTCACGACGGCGCCGCCGGCAATGGAAACTTGGACGTTGGCGCTGGTCACTTGATCACCTTGTCCCTCACGGCAGGAAGTCGTACCTTCAAAAGCATGCGCAACGCATACACACTGTTCGTGATCGCTTTCATCGGCTGTGGCGGCGCGTCGTTCTCGGCCGCGCCCCCAGGTCCCCTCGCCATAGAGCAAGACGCCGGCGTCCAGATGCCTATCGAGGCTGGGGCGTCGGACGCGTGGCCCGTGTGGATTGAGGGTGGCGCCGAGCTCGGCGACGACGGCGGCTCCGACGCAGCGCCCGTCGAGGCGACCGCTCCCATCGCCTTCGCGAACCTCGTCGCCTGCCTGGTCGATCCGTCGACCATCGTCGTCGGCTGCAACGCCATGCCCCTGCAGCGGTGGGGCGTGCCACCCGTCGTCTACGGTGGCGACGCTGGCCCAGAGAACCCGATGGACTGTCCCGATGGCGGGGACACGTGCTCGTCGGCGTGCACATCGGGCGGCGCCACCGTCGCCAACTGCGTGGCGGGAACACCCTGCGGCGCTGGCTTCATCAACAGCCCCACCGCCGTGTGCGTGTCCTGCGTGGCAGCGGCTGACGTCGTTCGCGATCCGCCTGCGTGCCCCGCGAGTTTGACCGCTGTGCTGTGCAACGCGCAGCCGACTCAGAGCGGCTGTACGAGTGCGGGAGGGCCCTTCTTCTGCTGCCCAAGCAACGGACCCGCGCCCGCGGTCGAATGACCTACTCGAAGCCGAGCAGCAAGATCCCGCCGAAGTGGAACTCCACGGAGTGGAGGAGGATGTTCACGAACGGCGCCGTGGACCCGCTCACGTCGACCGCGCCCGAGACCAGGATCTGGTAGGCGGTCTGCGCGACGTCGACGGTGGGCAGGTTGTTCGGGTCGAAGTCGAGCTCCAACGACTGCGGCTGTCCATCGTTGTAGTACGTCGATGCGTTCGAAGAGGGGAGCAGCTGTCCCGACAGCCCGACGCATGTCCACGTGATTTGGTTGGCGCCTGGGTTGTCGATGACCGTCGCGCCCACGACGGTCGGCCATGTCGGCTGCGTCGTGCTGCTCGATGTGCCCGTGCCCGCGATGGCCGTCGCCTTGTAGTAGAAGCCGGTGGCGTTGACGGTCTGCGGCAGTATGTACGTGCCGACCGGGTACACCGTGGAGGGTAGCCAGCTCGTGGCCGCTGGTGCGAGGAGCGAGTAGCTATCGGTCGCCGAGTCCCAGCCGACAATGGCGAAGGAGAGCGGGCTCGCCGAGGCGAAGGCCGGTGGTTTCGTGACCACCCGGTAGTGGAGGATTATCTTCACGAGTTGAGCGCTGGCGTGGAGGCTCCGACCCGGGATGGTCAAGGTCATGTACTGCCCGCCGTAGACCGACTGGGCGCCGACCGTGGAGGGCACCGTGGACACGGCGAGGTAGTCGTCGGGAAGCCACGAGTAATTGCCCGAGATCGTCGACCCGCCAAGGGGCACCTGCATGTCGGTCATCGACAGCACGATGACGTCGGTGCCAGCGGAAGTGAGCTTTGGACTGTTGCCTGCGACCGCATCGACCAGCACGCGGCCGCCGGGCCCAGTGCTCACGTTGCCCGTGAAGAGCGTCCCCGTGGTGATGAATTGCATGCCCGCGCCGCCGATGATGACTGGCGAGCTCGGGGCGTAGGCGCCTCCCCCGTCGCCGCTCACGGTGCGGCTCATGCGGTCGTCGAGGGTGCGATAGTCCTGGGCACCCGGCACGAACTCGCCTACCCATCGCCCTGACGGCCTTACGAAATCGAAGTGGCTCACTGCGGCCTCATGTCGGCGATGCCCGTGAAGGAGGCCACGCACTCAAGCCAGATGTTGCCGGCCACCGCGTTGTTCCCCGCCTCGTCGATGATCTCGGCGAAATAGAAGAACTGCGAGGTGTCGATGATCACGTTTGGCACACACGTGAGGGTGTAGGACTGCGGGTTGCCTCCGTTGTTCCATTGCGCGAGGTTCGGCGTCGGATGGAAGACCTCGAAGCCGTCGCCGACGGTGCCGGATCCCAAGGCGGTGATGTTGCCGTAGACGTCGATCTGGTGGACGCGGAAGAGGGGGAGGCTCGTCGGCACCCCAGTGTGCGTCGCCGTCGCGAACCAGAAGGTCACCGTCGCAAGCGTGGCGCCGTTGTGCACCCGCAGCGGCACGAGTAGGCGCCCACCTAGGCGGTAGGCAAACGCCGAGTTGGTGTTGATGACGCCACCTGTCAGCACGGGGTTCGGGAGCATCACCGCATAGCCACCGACCGCGTCTCCGGCGGCGTCGACGATCTGGCAGCCCGAGGCGTCCTTGCCCAAGGACATGGGCGTGTTCAACGTCCGGGTGTTCATCGCCTGCCCGGTCGCCAACTCGATGAAGTCGCTGTCGCCGTGCGTCAGGCTGTTCACGTTCTCGAACGTGAGCAGGTTGCGCGCGAAGTGGACGCTGGTCTGGGTCGCGGGCGGCTCCAGATACCACGGCCCCGCGCACCACATGCCCGCGCCACCGATACCGAGCGGCGCGGCAGGCGCCCACGTGCCTCCAGCGTCGCCATCAATCGCGGCGACCTGTCCAGCGTCCAGCGCCGTGAAGTACGAAGCTGGGATGGGCACGCCGTTGACGTAGAAGCTGTCGGCGAAGATTCGTGCGGGCATGGGCTACTGCCACTCGTTGAAGCGGATGTCGGAGTACGTCATCGTCGCGGTGTGGAAGACCGTGCCGTACGCGTTGGCAGCCTCGCCACCGGTGTACAGGTCGACTGCGGGGCGCGTCACGAACGGAAGCGGTGTCGCCGCGGGACCGATGCACGTCCAAACAACGGTGCCGTCCTTCACGGTCTGCCCTGGCTGCGACGGCCACGGCGGCTCATGAGCTCCCGTGGTGCCTGCCGTCGTGCAGAGGTACCAGTAACCGGTCGTCGAGGCCAAGGGCAGGATCGGCGTGTTCGCCGTGTAGCCCGACGTCGCCAGCCAGGCGCCGCACGGTGGCGTCGTGCCTGGCGACCACGTGTCGATCTCCGAGGCCGCCGCCCAGTAGGTCCCGCCGAAGCTGTTGCCCTGCTGGATGCCGACGACGAAGCCCTGTCCGAACTGCGAGGCCTGATTCAGATCGGTCGACCGCACCCAGTCGCCCGCGCTCGCGATGTAGATGCCGGTCTCGCAGCTGCCGCCGTTGAAGGGGCTGTCCACGACGAGCACGCGGTCGCCGGCGGCGGGGGTGTAGCCGTCGATGGCCGCCAGCCCCGCGAGGGGGAAGCTCGGGCCGTAGCTGAGGACCCGGCACGGCTGCATCAGCGGCACGGTCCAGGGGAACGCGGTCACGCCCTGCTCGTCGCGCACCTCAAGGACGTAGGTGTAGAGGCTGCGGATGACGTAGCCGTTGTCCACGGCGAAGGTGAACGACTGCGCGTTGCCTGCGTTGTACCAGGCGGTGACGTTCGCGGGCGTCGGGACGTAGCACCACCCGTCGACGTCGGCACCAGCGGCGACGCTCGTGCAGGGCGTCGCGTTGCCGTTCTCGTCGACCACGAGCAGGCGAAAGGAAGGCATCGTCGTCGGCAGCGACGTGTGCAGCGTGACCACGGAGAAGGTCACGGTGACCGAGGTGATGCTCGCATACTGCACCCCGCGGATGCGCAGCGCGAGCCTCGAGGGCAGCGTTGTCCCGTTCTGCACGTACTGGGGCGCCACGCTCTGCAGCGAGCTGGTGCCGCGCCGTACGACCCACATCGAGTATGGGATGGGGCGCGCGTCGACGAACGAGTAGACGACCTTGCGCGTGTTCCAAGAGTGCGTCGGGCCGAGCAGAGGGAAGTTGCCGGGGTCGAAGGCGAGCACCCCGGTGTTCGAGTGGAGCACTCCGCCGCGCGCGACGACCAGGGGGCCGGTCAACTGCAGCCCGGCGCCGCCGATGACGATGGGCGTGGCCGGCGCCCAGCATCCGCCGTCCACGCCGTTGATGCTGCTCTTCAGGTTGCCATCGAAGGTGGCAAAGTCCGAGGTCAGCACGGACGTGTAGTACATGCACGTCCACGTCACGCCGCCGTCGACCACGGTCGCGCCACGCACCAAGGGCCACGCGGGCTCCGCGGCACCGCTCTGCCCGGTCGTGATGGCCGTCGCCTTGTAGTAGAAGCCGGTGGCGTTGACGGTCGTGGGGATGACGTACGCGCCGACCGCGTAGCCCTGCAGCGCCGCCCACGTCGACCACATCGACGGGCCTACCCATTCGGTGCGCTGTTGCGTGTGATGGGCCATGCGTCACATCGACTGGAAGAAGGTGAACGGCGAGATCGGCTGGGTACCCATGGCGCCGCCCACGACGACCGGACCCACGGTGAACTTCATGCCAGCGGTCGACGTCGGCGCCACGATGGCCCATGCGTCGCTCGTGCGCATGATCTTTGCCAGTTGCGCGTCGATCGCCGCGCGCGTCGTCCGCGAGGTCGCCGCCGCTGCTGTTAGGACGATGTAGCTGAGTCGCTGCGAAGACCACCAGTACGGAAAGTTTCCGGTCGTGATTGGCGCGCCGATGTCGTGCGAGTTCGCGAAGGTCGCCTGGAAGTAGTTGTATCCGGGCGTGCAGCCGGCCGGCGCGGTCGTCGCGGTCCCCGTCACGGTGACGCGCTCCATCTGCGCGGTGTTGCCCGCGCCGACGATGATGGTGTCGCCGAGGAGGAGTAGCTCCGGGACGACGATCGTGGTGTCGAGGTTCTGGTAGGCGCACCAGACCGCACCCGCGGTGACGACGGGGTCGACCAACTGCACGAACCGCGGCGGGACGCGCACGTCGAGAAACTGGCCCGGGCCGGCGCCCGGCGCTGCCGGGTAGATGGACGGCGCCGGCGCCGTGGGGCTCGGTACGTAGCCGAGGAAGTTTCCGGCGCCCGCCAATCTCTTGACGGTGTTGACGATGTTGCTCGGGATGGCACCGAGCGGTAGCGCCATCGCCGCGGCAAGCGCGTTCTGTCGCGTGCGGATGTTGTCCGTGGGCCCCGGTGTGAGCCCGTAGTCCTGCTCCAGCAGGGGCAACAGGTCGTAGACCGCGAGCGGGTTGGCCTGGTTGCCCGCCTTCTCCGACTCGTAGAGAGCGCTGCCCAGCACGACGGCGGTCGCGTACAGTTGCAACTCGTCGTCGCTGCCCACTTCCGTGAAGTCGATCTCGCTGCCCCACAGCGATGGCAGAAGCTCGTAGAAGACCTGGATGTGGGTCTTGTTGCTGGAGAAGTCGAAGGCTCCGGGCCAGGTGAAAGCGGACGGCTGCGGCATGCTTTCTACCTAGAAAAAGTCGACGCCAAACGAGATGTCGGCGAGAGCGCCGTCGATGGTCGTGGTGACCTGCACGCCGTTGGCGATGTTCACGACGCCGATGCTGTAGCTATGGGCGCCAAGGATCGCGGTGATGGTCGCGCGCGGGTTGCCCACCGGCGCGGGAAAGACACCGGCCGCCGTGGTGATGGAGTAGTTCCCCACCGAGTTGCGGACGACCGTGAAGGGGTTGGCCGTGACGTTGTTCGCCGCCACTCGCCAGTTGGTGATGGTCGGACCGACGCCCGCGGCGACGTCGCATGCACCCCACGGGATCATCCGCGAGACGGAGATGAGTTGCCAGCCCTCGGTGTTGGTGAGTCCCGCGCTGGGGATGTAGCGCGGGTTGGGCGGTGCGCTGCCGAGGTCCTCAAACTCTGCGCCGTCGAAGTCGTCCTGCCCAGGGCGGTAGCCCTGGGTCGTGGGGATCGGCAGGTTCGGGTTGCCGTCAAACGTGGAACATCCGGGCGCCGGCATGCTGTTACTCTCCGTTCACGTCTCACGCGGTGGTGTGCACGTCATCGAGAAGGCGGACATGCCGTCGTCAGCCACCAGGGAAGACGACGAGGTTGCCCAGCGTGAGCAGGTACACGAAGACCCCGGGAGTGCCCGTGGGAGCGGCGTACGGCACGGTGGGTTCCTCGAGCAGTACATCCGCGATGCTGTCCGTCGAGAAGAGTGTGGGCACCGGGGGCTGAGTCTGCTGCGCGCCCTGCGGCGGCTGGTTCGTGATGGTGCCGCCCAGCAGGCGGTTGGTGATCGATGACGGCCAGTATTGCGGGTTGGCGGGACTGCGCTTCTGACGCAGTCCAGGGTCGAAGAAGGTCGCGAACTGCTCGCCGGGGCCGATGGTGTCGAAGTAGCTCACGACCGGGGCCAGGGCGTCGTTGAGCGACGGGCTCCAAGGACAGCATGCTTGACCAGCGATCGGCGTGTAGCTCGTGTCGGAGATGCCGTTCGTCGTGTCCACGGTGATGTCGTACGTGGTCGTGGAGATGACCGTGACCGTGAGGATCTTCTTCTGCCGGAAGGTCAGGTTCGGCAGGTCGAGGAAGGCGATGTTCTGGCCGACCTGCGGCGCCGTGGCAGCGGTGAGCTCGGGGCTCGACAGCCGGAAGGCCAAGGCGGTAAGGCTGCCCGCGGCGTTCGCACTTGCGACGACACCATTGGTCGCGATGGGGCCCAGATACGGGGGGAAGGTCGTGGTGTCCGCCCAGCTGTCGGCCGAGTTGTTCCACAAGATCTCGAGGACAACGGTGACCGGAGAGGCCACGATCGTGCACATGAAGATGCCGTCGGTGGCAGGCATCTGCCCGCCGAGCAGTTGCGCGGCGAGCGCAAGATGCGTCGCGGTAGGGATTCGGCTCGCCCCTGGCTGTCCTGGGCGCAGGGTGAAGAAGACGGCCGTGGTCCCAGGGCCCATCGCATCGGGGATAGTGAAGGCCTGCTCGATGGGGATCGTCGTGGCGCTCATCAGGAGCGCCTGGTACTGGGCATCGTTGCCGCTCGCGGGGGGGTTCGCGGCGAGGTAGTCGAGGCGTCGGCGAACCTGATCGTCGGTCTCGACGGGTGCGCCACCTACGAGTCCCTGCCCGTTCGACTGGATGACGACGTTGCACGTGAGCGAGCTGCCAGGCCTTGGCGAGGCCCATGTGAGCACCGAGTCGGCCGGCAGGTTCGTCTGCAGGCCCGTGTCGATGCCCGTGATCGGGATGGGCGTGCCCGAGCCCGCGATGGCGGGATTGGCTGGCAGGTAGAGACCCGTCTGGGTGCACTGGAACTGCAGCCCCGTCGGCAGATGTGTGAGGACGTCGCCGGCGAAGATGGTCGCTCCGCTCGAAGAGCCTCCCTGGTTGATCGCGGCGCCGGATCCACCCACGGCGGGCAGCGGTGCCGTGGTGCCAAGGATCGTGGCCCAGTCGTACAGGTCCTGACCCGTTGCCGTGGAACGGCGCACGCCCTTGGCGATCGTGATGGAGTTGGCGTCGATGCTGCCAGCGACGTCGGATGTGGCGCGGGCGTCGAGGTCGACCTTGCTGCCCGGTCGCATGTCGGGCGGGGTATTGCCGATGGGCACGCGCGCCGAGATCGCCCGCTTGTAGAGCGCGATGCGCTGGTCGCGCGATGGGATGACCAGCTTTCCGGCGAGCTTGTCGAGCGGCATCTTAGGTGTTCACTCCGACGACGGAGATTGATCGCTTGTTCGAGGTGGGGAACCGCGGGTTGGTCGCCGGGTCGCGCAGGTTCACGTAGGCGACGGCGAAGACGTTCTGTCCACGGAGTTGCTTCACGGTCACGCTCAGTAGGAGCACATCGCCGTTCGTGATGAGGTCCTGCATGACGCTGCGCACTTCGTTGTAAGCGGTCTGCAGGACCTTCGGCGCGGGCAAGCGCGCGCAAACGATTGCCAGGCGCGTTCCGAGTGACGTCGCGCTCTTGCTCTGCCCCTTTCGTGTCGTGAGTCGAAGGGTCACGATCTGATCGATCGGGTGCATGTCGATCGGGTTGCCGTTCTCGTCCAGCGTGAGGAACTGGTTGATGGACGGGTCGAAGAACGGCGCGCGCGGCAGGAACGGAGGCGATGGCGTGGCGGGCACGTACACGGGATCGAAGCCCGCGGGACCGGCGCCAGCTTGGAAGTCTCCAGCACCCATCAGGACCTCGGGCAGTTGAGCGGCAACTGGTTGATGAGCGCCTCGAGCATGTCGAACGCTTCCTGCACGGGCTCAAGGAAGGCGAAGTTGATGGTCAGCGGCGGGAGCGGAAGCGAGAGGACGATCGTGATCGCCTCTGGGAGTAGGCAGCACGGGTTCGGGAGGCTCAGCGAGACGGACGGCAGCTGCGGCGACAGGGAGATCCCCGATGGGAGCGACGGGAACGGCAGCTTGGGAATGGGGATGCAGGTGGACATGGGCTCACCCGATGTTCGTGGCGGTCGCGATGGTCTCCAGCGCCGTGCCGATCGCCGACTCTGCGGTCCCGAGCAGCGCTGCCAGCGCTGCGACAGGGCCAGCCGATCCAGAGCCGCCGCCGAGCTTCACGATCTCGGCCTGCAGCGCAACGATCGCGGCCGACTGCGCCGCAGCGAGCGCGCCCATCGCGCCGAGTACGCCGACCAAGGGCTCGGCTTGGGCGACGGGGCCGACCACGGATCCCGTCGGTCCGATCGAGATGACCGGGGCGACGACGCGCACCATGTCCGCCTGCAGACTCGCGGTCGACCCGAGCCCGGGCAGAATGCCACCCATGTATCCGAGGGTGAACCGAGCCCCGCCACCTGCCTGCATCGAGTAACCGGTGAACAGCACGTCGCCGTTGTCGTCAGCGAACTGCCCGAACATCTCGCGCCCCCAGGGCGACGCGCGCACGAAGCCGTATCGGCTCACCTCCTCGAAGATGGTCTGCCCATCCCCACCGCCGCCCGTCGACGTCGTCGCGAGGCTGATGCGCCCGTCGGAGTGCGTGCGGACGAAGCTGCAACCGAGGATGTCCGAGCTTGCGCCGGCCGTTGGGTTCACGCCGTAGAAGACCGCGCAGCCCGGATCGGGGATGGGGATGATGGCCAACACCCGAGGGTCTTCCATCGTCCACGCGTGACCCTGGCTGCCCTCGTACGCGTAGAGGAGCTGGGCGCCCTTGGTCGGATCTGGCTGGCCGTTGCCTGGCTTACCGGGCGGTGCGGTGTTGAGCGCGGGGTCGAGGGCGCGACCCCATAGGCCGTAGAAGTGATGACGCTCGATGGGCGATGCGCCGCTCGCGCCCTCGCCCTCGGCATCGTACTGGACGTCCTCGAAGCCCTGGTCGTCCATGACGGATGCGATCTGGACGCCGATGTCCCATTCGAGAGGTCGGGGCATTCGTCGACTCCTACTCTTCGTCCGCCCCGAAAATTAGGTCTGTCAAGCGCATCAATCGGATGGTCGTTGTCGTCTGCGGTCCGCGCTGGCGGTCGAGGGATTCCAGGTAGAAGTTCTCGTGGAACCCGAGCTCGTCATCGTCGACATGCACGACGGTGTCGGGCACGAGCACGGCTCGCTGTCCGCCGCCGGCGGCGTTCGAGGCGCTCGCCAATGGCAACGTGTGACCGTCGACGGTGTACTCCAGCTTCCAACCCGAGCGACGCTCCTCGGCGAGCTTGCGTCGCGCGAAGAACTCCGCCTCGGCCTGGTTGTGGCAGTTGGCATCGCGGAACACGATCGGCTGGTTGTATCCGCTCGCCTGCATCTCGTCGTCGTCGAAGGCGCCCTTGCTCTTCACGCGACCGAATGCCTTGCCTCCGCCCTTGGCGTAGACGATCGCTTCGGAATGGCGGTGCGTGCGGTCGTCCTGAAAGCTCATGCCCACAACATTCGCGCGCAGACTGTCCTTCGGCTGCCCCGTCTTGCGGCGCAGTAGGTACGTGGGTGCCTGGTTGCCGTTGGGCGCGGCGAGGACGAAGCTGCCGTCGTTGGCGGCCCAGAAGAAGAGCCCCGCGCGATCGAAGTGACGCCGCAGGAACTGGTGCCACGTCTCATGCAGCCGCGCCTGCGGGTGAGAGGCGATGGAGCCCGCAGAGATTTCCTGTCCGGCCTGGCTCGCCTTCGTCTCGGCGACGTTCACGCCCGCTTTTGCGCTGCGGTTCGCGGTGTTGTCCGTCTGCAGGATGTTCGGGTCGATGGGGCCAGAGGGCGCAAGCTTCACCTGCTGCAGCGCGAACCACGCCAGCTGCGCGCAGGTCTTCACGTTCGCCGCGATGACCCCGGTCACGAAGGTGTCCTGCAGCGGCGCGAGCGAGTCGCGCCCCTTGAGTGTCACCTTCGTCGCCGAGCCAGGGGGCTGCCCGGCCATCACCGCGTCGAGGTAACCGCTCTGCTGCAGGACGTTGCCGACCAAGAGCTGAAAGATGTAGTTCGGACCTGGCTGGAAGGTCTGGATGAGCGATGCGGCGAGGTCGCCGCTGCCGATGGTGATCGAGAAGCCCGCGGGCTGCGAGAGGACGCCTTCGTTGACGTTCCAGCTTTCGGCGATGAGCAACTGTTGCCCGTTGACCAGGAGCTTTACGCTGTCATCGCGTCCGCCCAGTCCCTGGATCAGCGCCTGCGGCGTGGGGTTGCTCATCCTGCGGTGTTCGACTGGCCGGCGCCCGCGTTCGGGCTGTCCGGGTAGTAGTAGATGATGGTGGTCGCAGGCACGTTTAGGACGTCAGCCAGCCCGGGGTTGAGGCCGAGAAGATCACTCACTCGAGACGCGTCTCCGTAGATCGAGACGGCGCAGTCCACGAGGGTCTGGGTCTGCTCGACGATGTACTGGTTCAGCGGTACCTGCTTGGACTGCAGGTCCTGCAGCGCGAGGGACGCGCCGTTCCATAGGTCGAGGAGCACGTTGACGACCGGCCAAGCCCGGGCGTCTTGCATCGACAGCGCGCCCTCAAGCTGTTGGCAGAGCCCCGCGAGGTCCTGCAGCTTCGCCGAGTAGTCGTTGCCGTACAGCTGCACGGTGTCGCCGATGGCGAGGATCTGGGTGACCGTGCTCTGGATGACATCGAACAGGCTCTCGTCCTCGTCGCTCAAGGCGAGGTCGGATTCGACTGCCGCGAGCTCGGCGGCGAGGCGCGCGGCACTCGGACCGATCGATGTGTCGTCGAGATCCGTCACCACGTTGTTCAGAGCGTACTGCGCGCTTTGGTCCTCCAGGAAGGTGATGTCCACCTTCTCGCCGCTCAGCATCCTGGCGTCCTTGACCTGCTCCCACCCGATGATGAAGGCGGGGAAGCTGCCGATGGTCGGATGGACGAATGTCAGGGTCTGCATCTGCTCGGCGTAGCCTCGCAGCGTGTTCATCCCGTTGGGGTATAGGTCGGGGAACGCCGGGAAGGTCGCCTGGAAGTTGCCCCGAACGGTGACCTTGTAGAGCGATCGCCCGAGCTTCTCGACGTTGCCGCCGGGCGAATGCGGGTACTCGTGCACGTGATGCCGAAGCACGAGCGACACGTGGTGGGTCTCGCCCGGGAACTTGATGTCCCCGAACTGCGTTTGAGGCAGGCCGGTCTGCGCGGTCACCTTGCTGGGCATCGGCTACTCCGGCGGCGCGGCGTTCGCAGGCTCTTTGCCGCCTTGCCCTGGCGGAGGAGTGCCCCCGGTAGACTGCGCGATGGCGTTGCCGGTGTTGATCGCACGAAGAATCTCGCCGAGGACGCGCGTCTGGTCGTCGGCTGCGCGCTGCGCGGCCTGGAGCTTGAGGGAGTCCTCGCCCGTTTGCGCGTTCAGGCGCTCGGCTACGGAGCCGCGCGTTTCCATGCCGAACAGCTTCCGCAAGCCATCCTCGTGCTTGCCTTGCTCGCGCGCCTCCGCGGCCTCTGCCCCTTCGGTCTTCACCTGGGTACCCAACTCCGCGATGGCGGCGTTGCGCTGCGCCCAGTGCTGCTTGGCGACGTCGATGGCCTCCTGGCTGTAGATCTTCTTCCCTGTCTTCTTGTCGACCTTCGATGTCGACTCCAGCAGGCGCATGTCCTCGTTGACCTGCTTGTCGTTCACGTTGTCGAGCGTCGCGAGGGCGCCCTCTCGCTTCGCGCCCGTGACCTGCGCGATCAGATTGGCGAAGCTGCTGATACCCTGCTCGATGCCCGGCGCGATCTTCAGGAATGCGGGAAGGACGGCGGTCGTGATGGAGTCGGCCATCTCGTCGAGCTTGTTGTTCATGATGGCTGCCGCCGACTGGCTGCTCGTTAGCGTGGTCTTGAACGCGCGCTGAACCTCCTCGGTGTCGAGCATCGCACTCTTGAGGCGATTGAACTCGTCCTCCACCGCCTTGATGCCCGCGTCGCCACCGCCAGCGCGGTTGTAGACGGCCTGCCATCCCGTCGCCGCTCGCGCGGCTTGTGCGCTACCGAAGAGCTGTCCAAACGTCGTCTCGTTGGACTTGCCCTGTCCGTTCGCACCCGAAGAGGCGCGAAGGGCGTTCTTCACGATGGTCAGCGGGTCCATCAACTCGGACCGACTCGCATCGGTGAAGGCTCCGTTGGCGAAGCCATGCGCCTGCCACTGCTTGACCGTCTTGGGCGTGGCGAGAGCGCGCGCGAAGCTGGAGACGCTCGTCGCCGCCGTCGTGCTGCTTGAGGCGCCGCCTTCGAGCTTCGCCTCCTGGGCGAAGACACCAAGAGTCGCGATGTTCGCAGCGGCGCCTCCCTTGAAGAAGTTGCCCGACGCGGCCACCTTCGCCATCTGCCGCGCGAGATCCTTGACCTCGATCGCGCCGAGCTTGCCCTGCCCGGCTATCTGCCGCATGACCTTGTCGACAACCTCCGCCTTGTTCGGCATGTCGCCGAGGTGGTTCGCTACCTCCGCCGATGCGTCGGCCATGTCCTCAAGGCTTGAGCCCGTCGCCTTCGACAGGATGGCCATGCCCTTGAGGCTCTCCTGTCCGAGCTTCAGGTCGCCCGTCTTGCCCACGAAGGCCTTCAGGGCGTCGAGCGCGTCCTGCGTCTCGGTGCCCGTCTCCTCGCCGACCTGGCGCGCCTGCTTGAGGATCTCGCCCGGCGCCACCAGCGCATTGCGCCCCGGGATGTAGCCCGCGTTGGAGATCTTGCGGGCGGTGTCGTTCTGTTCCTGCGACTTGCGGACGTGCGAGGTGAAGTCGGTTTCGACCCCGATCCCTCGGAGCATGTCCTCGCCGAAACCCTCGGCGGCGTGGATGGCCGCACCGCCGTAGCCGTAGATGGCTGCGGCGCCACGCCCGACCCGGATGCCCGCGCGGCGTCCGATACCGATGGCGCCGCCATGGCCGGACAGCTTGCCGATGTCCTTGGCGTACCAGGGTGTGGACTTCGCCGCTTTCGCCCGCTCGGCTTCGATGGCCTTGGCCGCACGCGCCGCGGCGCGGATCTCGGCCGCGGCCTGTTTGGCGGCCTCGCGCCCCGCCATCTCCGACGAGCGGCGGCGGATCGCCTCGCGGCGTTTCTCCTCCTTCTCGACCTCCGAAGTCTTCTTCTTTTCGGTCGCGATGACCTCGCCGGCGCTCTTCTTGGCGACCGCTGCCGCCTGCTTCTCGGCCTTCTCGCGGGCCCGCAGGATGCGAGTCGCCTCGCGCTCGAGTTCCTTCTCGACCTTCTCCCACTCGGAGAGCACCGGACGTGCTGAGCGGGCGCCGGTCTGTCCCGCAGCGTTGAGGTTGCGCTCGATGATCGTTCGCGCTCGCGCGCTTGATCTCTCAAGCGGCTCGAACGCCTTCAGCGCGGCCTGGTCGAGGTAAGCCCCGACCTTGATCCTCAGCGAGCCGGAGCTGGGCATGGGCTACCCGGAGCGCGCGACGTGCACGCTTTCAACACCGCTGCCAGCGACGCCCTCGTCCATCAACTCGAGCAGGATGTTGTCCATCGCAATCTCTTCCTCGTCGGGCGTGTCGGGCATTGCCTCCTGAAGGTTCGAGAGTAGGTAGGCGCATAGGTGTCGCCCCTCGGTCGTGATGATGCGGCGTCCCAGATCGCTGCGTAGGCAGCGCGCGAGCAGCTTCAACTCCTCGTCAGAGGCCACGACCATCGTGCTGCGGGCGCCGCGCTGCATGATCGTGTACTCCGACCAGAGCCATCGGAGGCTCTCGCTCGTGAGCGCGTCTCGAATGGTCACCGTGGCGTTGTCGAAGTACGGCTCGCCGACGTTGTTCGGGTTGCACGCGGCTCGAGCCAAGGCCTCGCATAGCAGGACCTCGTTGTAGGTCTCGATGCCGATCTCCTCGATGAAGGCGTCGGCGCCGCCATGCTTCGGCTGCTCCTCGTAGAAGCCGGTGGCCTCTCGCTTCGCTTCGACCCGGCAGTCCTTGAGCTCTGCGATCGACAGAGGGCGCAGACCCATGGCGACATCGACGGCGGGTCGATCCTTCCAGGTAGGCTCCCACGCGTCGACGGGCACCTTGACCACGCGCGGCGGGGTGAGCTTCTTCTTGACCTGCGCGAACGCGGTCACGAGACCGCCTCGCTATCCGCCTTCGTCCTCTGCAGCACTTCCTCCAGGGACGTCCGTATCCGCCTCACCAACTCGTCGGCGGGCAACGCCGTATCCGAGGAGATGAGCGAACGCCACAGCTTGTAGCCGGGTGAGTTGCACAGCAGGACAGCCGTAAAACGCTGCAGCAGCCATCGCATGCTTGGCGAGAAACGGGCGAAGGCGAAAGGGTCCCCGCGTTCGCACACCTCCTCGGCATGCTTGAAGAGATCCTTGGTGCTCACCTCGTGGATGCTGGGCGAGCATTCTTGCTGCCACATCGCTTGCTGTTCGCAGAGGATGGCGACGGTGTCCTGATCCAGTTGCAGGACCTCCTTCGTGTCGGCGAACGTCGGCGTGCGAGCGCCCTCGGGAGAGTCTGGATCGAGGCATGCGAGGAGCAGCGTCTCGGCCTGTGCGTGGGCCTCGTAGATGGGATCACCGGGCCTGGGCTCGCGCACGCCTTCCTTCTGCGCGATCTTCACGGCGCGCGCGATGATGCCGATCTCCTCCTCGAAGCTGAGGGGACAGAGCAGCACCGGGATGGACTTGCCGCCGTAGGAGAACGCCGACGCCTTCTCGGCTTTCGTGCCCTTGGCGACGTCGGAGAACTTCATGCAGCCTCAAGGAAGGTGACGTGGAGACGGGCGCCATTCGGGTCCCGCACGTCGTTCCACTCGGTGATGTGCGCCTTGATGGAGCCCACGTTCGGGCTCGCCAGCTTGGCTTCGGTCTCGTTGGCGAACGTGAGAGACGTGGCGACCATCATGTCCTCTTCGTCTCACCGCCGCCGAACTCGAAGTTGCCCTCGAGGCGGCCTGTCTTCTGGTCGGTGTCGTACTCCGCCTTGATGGTGCGGAAGGTGGCGGTGTAGATGTTCGGGCCGATGGGGATGGCAACGTCGATGTCCTGCTTACCGATGAGCAGGTTCGGCAAATCCACGTCCATCTGGGTCGTCGCGGGCTGGATCGCTGTGCAGGTCAGCATCGTCTGCGAGGCTCCGTCGGAGTAGCCAAGTAGCCCCCCGTCGCCGAACTGCGGCTCGTCGCCGCTCTGCAGGGTGAACTTCGCCTGGTGCATCTGCCCCAGCTTCTTCCCGTTGATGTAGATCGAGAACGGACGGATGCGAACGTTGGCCATGGCGGCGGGCTCCGGTGGGTAGGTGGGACGCAACGCAGATCACCCCGTTCAGCCGGGAGACCGGCATACGGGGGAGGCCATCGTGCCGATCCTCGAAGCGCAGCGACGGCTCCCAGCGAGCGCCCACCATGGGGGGACGCGCGAGAGCCTCGCCTCTTGGCGCGAGGACGGGCAGTGGTTCTTCAGTGAGAGCGGCCGCGGCGCACTTCGCGCTGGGCGTCACGGAGCAACTGGGCCTCACGCTGGGCGCGCTGGCGTCCGAGCGCCGCCGGGATGGCGTCGCCGGGGCCCGCGATGGCCACGGCCTTTGTCGGCTGCCCATGGGCGTTGTAGTCGAGGAGCCGCACAAGCATGCGGCTCGGTGGGTGCCATGCGTACAACACCATCAGGACTCCGTGGCGGGAGGGGGAGGCAGCAACTTCGCGAGCCGCTCGACAGCGTCGGCGTCGGCCGCCTCGTCCTTCTCCCGAAGGCCCATGCGCCGTTCGATGATGGCGAGCCGCCAGCCGAGGGCATCCACGCGTGGGTCCGAGGTGAGCTTGTTGCTGCCCGGCGAGACCTTGCTCCAGAAGGAACTGGAGCGGTCGATCTCGATGCTCACCTCGGCCGACGCGTGCTCGTGCGCCCCGTCGACGCTGTCCCGAACAACCATTCGAGTTGCCCGATGCAACTCGAAGGTCATGCGAGGCCCGTGGCAGCGAATGACCGCCATCAGGCCGCCTGCCGGACGCTGATGCCCAGCTGCGCGTCGTTCGCCTTCACGCGGACGTTGGCGGTGACCATGATGCGCTTGGCGACGTTGTCGTATACCGCCTGGACGTCGCCGACCTGCGGAGCATCGACGATGGGCGCAACGCTGCCGCCCGTCGAGTTCGGCGTGGCCGAGGATGGGCCGAGGATTCCCCTGGAGTAGTCGACCAGGCGGGAGAAGAAGATGTTCTGTACGCGCTGCGGGTAGAGGACGCCGGCGGGCGGCTCCTTCTCGCCCGCCGAGATGTTCGGGTTGTCCTGCACGCGCGGGTTGTTCGGCGCGAGGAACGAGTTGTAGTAGAGGCGCCAGTCGGTGAGGACGAAGTCGGGGACCGATGCCTGACCCGTGTCGAAGGTGGCATAGTTCGGGCTGCCGCCGGTGAGCGACAGCGTGGTGATCGACCGCACCACGTTCATGAAGTTGTCGCCCCGGTTCGTGCTCATCACGGTCACCGAGTTGTTCAGCGCCGAGATCTTGGTCGACAAGGTCGGCCAGTCGGGCGACTGCGACTGCGGCGCCACCGTGAGCAGCGGGAAGTTGTTGTAGGCGGCGTCCGGGTCCTGCTGCTCGCTCAGCGCGCGCTGCGCAGCCATGGCTGCTGCGATGCGCGAGGGGTGCGTTTCGCAGTTGAGCGCCCACAGGTGCTGGAAGCGGGCGTTGTTCAGGTTCGTCTGGGCGATGGTCGTGGCCGCGGTCAACGTGCCGTTGCTCGCCGTGACCACGTGCTGGAGCAGATCGAAAGGCGCTGCGGCTTGCTGCGTGATCTGCGTAACCCAGAGTCCGAGACTCGTGGAGTCGTTCGCCGCCAAGGCGATCCGGTTGTACTGGGTGTTGACGATCGTACCGAGGAGGTTCGTGTACGTCTCCAGTCCAGTGGCGTTGCCCAGCCCGATGCCGATGACGTTGCTCGTCGAGGTGACAGTGACACCCCAGCACGTCCAAACGGCGCTACCGTCGGTGACGGTGCTGCCGATCGTCGTGGGCCAGGTGGGAGCGGTCGCGCCCGATGTCCCCGCGGTCGTGCACTTGTAGTAGTACCCGGTCGCCGCGACGGGAACCACGGTCTGGCCGGAGGTGTACGCGGTCGACACTGCGGCCGTCGTGTACCACGTGGCCGTGAGCCCAGACGGGATCTGGGTGTTGTCCACGAAGACGATGTGCTGCATGCCACGCACGCCCGCGGTGCGGCACGTGACCGTGACCACGCCCGCTACCGCCGTCGCAGTGCACGGCAGGCGGCCGCCGTTGTAGCCGGCGATCGCCGCGGCGATGTTCGTCGCAACGGTCGACACGGAGTCGGTCGCGCCGACGGTGACAGGAACGGACACGCCAGCCACGCGCACGGTGATCTGGCCTGCGTTGGTCCATGTGCCAGCGATGGTGAGGTAGCCGGCCGCCGACGTCGCTCCGACCGCGGGCAGCGGCGAGGCGTAGTACAGCGGGACGCCCGCGTTGCCTGCGATGGTCAGCGCGTCGTAAAGCATGCACGCGCCTTCGCCGCCAGCGCCCGCGTACGTGTCGGCGTCCGCCTGCGAACGGATCGGCTGCACCATGGTGTCGGCCGTGATGGTGCCCGCGGCGAGCTTCAGCCCGACCACGAGCAGCAGAAGAGGCAGGCTTGCTGCGGTCTGGCCGGCGGTGCCGAAGAGCACCTCACCGAATGCGCCGGGGACGCGGTTGCTGCTCGGAAAGCCGGCAATGATCGGAACTAGGGCCATGGGTTGCTGGTCTCCTGCAGGCTAGGCGTGGGGGGCGACTTCGTGGGCGGCTTTGGCGACGCGAGCGGCTGCCTCTTTGGCGCGCAGCTGCTCGGCCTCTTGCTCGGCCTTGGCGCGTGCCTGGAGGTGCTTCTCCTTGTGCGGCGCGAGCACCGCGGCCCACTTGGGCTCGGGCGAAACGGGTGGCTCGGGCAGATCGCCCGCGCCAATCTCGACCGGCACCTCGGGCTCCTCGCCCTCCTCGCCAGAGATCACGGGCGGCGCCGGCGGCGGCTCGAGCTCGCCGAAGTGCGCGGGCAGCAGGTCGCCGTGCTCGATCGACTTCTGGGCGATGTACGCATGAGGATGCACGAAGCCCTTCTTGGAGCCGAAGGCGTAGGCGTGGGTGTCCTCGTCCGCTGCGAGAAGCTCACGGGAGAGGAGTGCGCGGCGGTAGTATTCGCTGCGGTTGACCGTCTGCACCTCGTGCGTGAACTCGAAGGCGCGGATGTGCACGGACGGCATGCGCGATCTGTCATCGCCCTCGGAGACCAAGGCGACGACGCGCTTGGCGCCGACATGGCGCACCTGCTCGTCGCCGAAGACGCGATCGGGCTCGTGGGGGAACGCTCCGAGGCAGCGCAGCTCGCCCTCGTCGCCGTCCTCGACCAACTGCACGACCGCGAAGGGGTTGCACGTGACCTTCAGCGTCCGAGTCTTCTTCTTCAGAGTCGCCATCGCTCGGGGTGCTTTCCTTGAAGGATGAGGGAGAGGGGGGGGTGGAGAGCCCCTACAGGGGCCCGGAGTCGGTGACGTTTCCGTTGGGCGCCATCGTGCCGGTGCACGTCCACACGACGCTTCCGTCCTGCACGGTCTGGCCGATCGTGGTGGGCCACAAGGGCTGCACGTTCGCGCTCGTGCCAGCGGTCGTGCACGTGTACACGTAGCCGTTGCCGGCTTGGATCTGATAGCCGACGCCCTGGGGCGGGAAGACCATCGCGTTGATGGCATAGGCGACGTTGGCCGACCACTCGCTGCTGCCCGAGGCGTCGTACAGCGTGGCGCTACCGCTGGTCATCACGAAGAACCGGGTGATGCCGCGGATCTGGTTCTCCTCGAGGTCGAAGCTCATCTCGACCGCCGGGTAAGCGATCGACTCTTGCGGCCCCTTTGGCACGAGCAACTTGCTTCGCTTGAAGCTTCGAAGCGTGAAAGACTCGAACCCCGCGAACGGGTAGAAGACCGAGCCCTCGTACTGGGCTCGCGCCTCGGTGTCGGTCGGCTGCAGCCAACTCGGTGTGCGCCCGCGCTCGATGGCGTTCACGATGCCCTCGATGAGGGCGTGCATGAACGGCTCTCGCGTCTTCTGCTGCGACTGCCCACCGAGAGGCAACACCCAAAGGCCCGTGACCTTCGATGTGTCTCGGTTCCATTCGTCGGCGGCGTAGGCGAGCGAACCCGTTTCCCGCCAGAGGTAGAGCGCCGGCAGGTAGCTGACCTGGAAGACGTTCTCGCCAGGGTTGTGAGCGAACACGCGCTTGAGGACCAGATCGCTCGCGAGACTCTGCACGTCCTGCCACGCCGGCTCGAGGATGCCGTCGACGTTGATGGCGGTCGCTAGGAAGTCGAGGATGACAGCGAGGCACGGGTCAGAAGCTGCGATGCGTGCTGGCTCAACCCACATCGCCTGGGCGATCGGCGTGAAGCTGTATCCGGGCTGCGTCGGGATGCTGAGAGCGCCCCATGTGTCTTGAGCGATGGGGACGGGGTTGGTCATCGTTCGAAGGCCGCTTGCGCGCGTTCAGCGGCGAGCCAGACTTCCCTCTCCAACACCCTCTCGGCTTTGAGGTAGGCGGGGCCCATGAACGGCAATGGCTGGGTGCCAGGGTGCTGCACGCTGCGCGCGAAGTGCCAGTCGCCCTGGCCACCTTCTCCCTCCCACGCGAGCATTCGCGCTCGTCGCGGCACGATATGGTGCGGCTTCGTGCCGCCCTCGACGAACTTGGCGTAAGGCGCGGTCGCCTCGATGACACCTTCGGCGCCCAGGGCCCCGATACTCGTGAGGCGATCGCCGATCGACTTGGTCAGCGTGCCCGTGCGGTCCTTGTAGAGGTGCGTGCGGCGGGCCTCGTCGGCGCCTTCTTCGCATGCCTTGTCGACGGCGCCGCGGATGCCGTAGACCAGCAGCTGGCACGCGTGTCCGAAGTCCTCGCGGAGGGTCGATTCGAGGGTGACTTGGTAGGGCATGAGCTTTCAGCGCTCCCGGAATCGCACGATGCTGCCGTCGCGCCGGAGCACGGTGATGAGCGTCGACGTCTTCGGCTTGCCCATCGCCTTGGTGTGCCAGCTGTTGAGGATGGCCTGACGCTTCGAGCATCCGCCGCACGGCGCGATACCCAAGGCCTTGGTCCCTTGAGCGACCACGTCGCCAATGGGCATGCCGAAGAAGCCGTGCAGCCAGATGAGCAACCAGCGAACGAACCGCATCAGTAGTCGCCTGAGTTGGTCGTCCCGTCGGCGTTGTCGACGTAGATGCGCGCTCCGTTGTCGACGGTCGCGCCACCCACGGCGGTCGTTGGCTGCGTCGTCTGAGCCGGCCGCTGGCGTGCATCGAGGATGCGCTCCATGCGCTCCTCGCACTTCTTTAGGCGATCTTGCTGCGCTGTCGCGCTCGTGCGGAGGTACTCCGGGTGCCGGTCGAAGACGAAGTACTTGGCGTACTCCAGCGCGGCCGACCGCAAGAAGTAGTCGGCGCCCAGCGCCGCCAGGGTCTGGGCCGAGAAGGGCGGGGGACCGTAGTCCCCCAGCCACGACATGACCTCGACCTCGGCCTGCTTGATGATCGAGGCCAGCGCGCTCGCCTCGAAATTGCCATTGCCGTCGTCGAAGCAAGCGAGGAGCGTGGCGCGGTTGATGGCGTCCTCGATGTCCTTCTCCGTGAGCCAGATCGGGGTCCAGGTCGCCGCCACCGACTGCGCCCCTTACTTCCCGTCGCCGGGCTTCACCTCGGCCTTGGCCTCGGTCGTCGACTTCGCGGGCTTGCGGTCCGGCGCGGTTGCCTGGGGCGACGAGGTCATGTCGGCGTCGGGCGCCTTTGCGAACACGACGCCCTTGCGGCGGTTCCACTCGGCGGCGAGGCGATTGTACTGCGCGTGGATGCGCTGCTCGAACTCCGCGATCTCCTGAGCGCGGAACTCCGCGAAGCTCGGCAGGCGGTCGGTCGAGAGATCCTCCCGGGAGGCGTCGGCCGGAACGACGGACGCCCCTGCCATCGTCGCCTCCTCTTCCGTGAGCTCCACTTCGGTCCCGGGGTCGATGCGCTTGAGGGCGCCTTCGCGGGTGATGTGCAGAAGGTGAATGGCTTGGAACTTCTTCATGTCGATGCTCATGCTCGGCTCTCCGCGGTCTTCGCCGGGGGGTTGGCGGGCAGGCCGCTGAATTGCTGCACGACCTTGGGCGGGGAGAACACCTTGCCGACCCGGCTCGGCTTGGCATCCAGCTCCTCGACCAAGCCCTGCTCCAGCGCTCGGAACGCGTCGTCGACGGAGAGGCGCACGATGTCGCCCTCCTTCGCTGTCACGAACGGCTTCTCGTTCTCCTTGCGAGAGCCGTCCGGGTTGTAGATCTCCTCCAGGGGGCGGGGCACGTGCATCGTGCCGTGGATGATACGAAAGTCGCCACCGCCCGCCTCCTTGATCTTCGCGTAGCGCTCCTTGCGCGCCTCCGTCTCGGCCTGGATTTGGTCGGGGTCGGTGGTCCGCAGACCGATCAGGGGGTCGATGGTCTCGAGTCCCTCGGGCCGAGGGCGCATCTTGAGGATGGAACTGCGCTCGACGACGGCGGGACGCTCGGGGAACGTTTCGGTGCTCGCTGCGGGTGCCTTCTTCGTGGATGCCATGTGCGTGTGCTCCTTGTGGACGCAGCGTGACCTCGCTGCAGGGGCTCGGGCAGGATTCGAACCTGCGATCTGCTGCTTATGAGGCAGCCGGGATGACCTCTTCCCCACCGTGCCGAATCTCAGGCCGCGTCGAGCATCGTCCAGATGGGAC